GGTCAAACGGGCGCGCACATGCCGCAGATACCAGTGGCCATTAGGGCCAACCTCTAGGGCTTCAACGACATGGCGAGGCAGCGCAGAAAGCGCGCGGGCGAGGCGAAACCGAAGCGCCAGGCGCGCGCAAAGCTGGCGACCCGCCGGGAGGTGGCGGAGGCCCTCGGCGTGCACATGGACAGCATCTCGAAGTGGGAACGGCAGGGACTTCCGATCGTGGTGCGGGGCGGGCGGGGGCGACCGTCGCGGTACAGCCTCGAGGCTGTGCGGGCGTGGCTGGCGGCCCGGGACGAGGCGGCGCGGAAGGCGGTTGACGGTCCGCTGGACCCGATCCAGGAGAAGGCGGCGCGGGACCACTGGCAGGCCGAGCTGGCGCAGCAGACGCACCGGATCCGGCAGCGGGAGCTGCTGCCCGCGGCCGATGTCGAGCGGGCCTGGGCGGCCGAGGTGGCCGGGGTCCGGGCGATGCTGCTGTCGCTGCCGACGACCTTCTCTGACCGGTTGCACCGGGCGGGGACGCTCGAGGGGGTTCCGGGGACGGAGCGGGTGCTGCGGGACGCCGTCTACGACGTCTTGAGGCAGTTCGCTGGCGCCCGTGAGGCGGAGCCCCAACCGGGCGGCGGGAGGGCGGCGTGAGCACGGCGCTCCTGTTCGACGATGATCACCATGCGGAGGCCGGGCTCGCGGTCGAGCGGGTCTTGGCGCAGGTCCGGGCCGGCTGGGCGCCGCCCCCGCGGCTCACCGTGTCGGAGTTCTGCGACCGGGAGCTCGTGGTGACGACAGGGCCCTTGGCCGGGACGCACTGGCAGACCGACTTCGCGCCCTATCAGCGGGGCATCCTGGACGCTCTCCATGAGGCCGGGGTCGAGTACGTGGCGGTGCGTGGCTCCAGCCAGTTCGGGAAGACATCGATCGCCGTGGCGATCGTCGCCTACCACATCGCCCATGATCCCTGCCCGATCCTGATCGTGGAGCCGACGGTGGACCCCATGGCCCGGGACTTCGCCAAGAACCGGCTGGACCCCGTCATCGCGGCGAGCCCGATCCTGCGGGGCAGCGTCTCGAAGCGCAGGGCGAAGGACTCCTCGAACACGATCCTGGCGAAGAGCTTCCGAGGTGGGTCCCTGTCGATCGGCGGGGCCAACTCGGCGGCGTCCCTCGCGGCCCGCTCAATCCGCGTCCTGATTCTGGACGAGGTAGACCGCTACCCGCCGGAGCTACCCGGGGAGGGGTCCACGATCCAGATCGCCCTGAAGCGGACGGCCGCCTACCGTGGGCGCCGGCGGATCATGCTGCTGTCGACCCCCACCGTGAAGGACGGCGTCATCGATGCCTGGTTCAAGCGGGGCGACCAGAGGCGGTTCTACGTCCCCTGCCCGGCTTGCAGCCACATGCACGCCTTCGAATGGCGGAACGTGCGCTGGGAGGCCGGGGACGCCGACACGGCGCGCCTCCACTGCCCGGCCTGCGACCACCCGATCGACGACGCCCAGCGGATCTCGATCCTGGGCCGCGGGGAGTGGCGGCCGGAGAACCCGGGCCGGAAGGACCGCTCCATCGTCTCGTTCCACGTCTGGGAGGCCTACAGCCCGTTCTCGTCGCTGCGGGAGATCGTCGGGAGCTTCCTGCGGGCCCGGGAGGCGCAGAAGGCCGGCGACCGGGGCGAGATGCACACCTGGCAGAACACGACGCTCGGGGAGCCGGTCGAGCCGGAACAGGGCGAAGGGGTCGAGCCCCACTCGCTGCTGTCGCGGCTCGAGGTCTACGAGGCCGAGGTCCCGGCCGGGGCGTGCTTCCTGACCATGGGGGTGGACACCCAGGACGACCGGCTCGAGGCGCTGGTCGTCGGCTGGGGGCCCGGCGAGGAATCCTGGCTGGTGGACCGCCAGCGGCTGCCGGGGGACACTTCGCAGCCGGGCCCGTGGGCGGCGCTGGACGAGCTGTTGACCCGGCGCTACCTCCACGCTGGCGGCGCCCGCCTGGCGGTCACGGCGACGTGCCTGGATACCGCGGGCCACCGGACCACCCAGGCCTACGACTTCGTGCTCCGGCAGCTCCGGAAGGCCCAGCACCGGGTCTACGCGACGATCGGGCGGGACGGGCAGCGCCCGATCGTGTCCTCGCCCTCGCCCCGGACGTGGGGCAAGGAGGCGCGGCCGGTCGAGCTCTACACGATCGGGGTCGATGCGGCGAAGTCGCTCATCCAGGGGCGCCTCGCGCTGCTGGAGCCCCAGCCGGGCTACGTCCATCTCCCCGCTGCGGAGTGGGCAGATGAGGAGCTGGCGCAGCAGCTCACGAGCGAGCGGCTGGTGACGAAGTACACGAAGGGCATCCCCATCCAGGTCTGGAAGCAGGTCCGGCCCCGGAACGAGATGTTGGACTGCGCGGTGCTGGCGATGGCGGCGCTGCGGCTCGCGCGCGTCGATCTGACGGCGCTGGCCGAGAGGATGTCGCGTCCGGCGGTGCCACAACCGCCCCCTGCGCCGAAGCCAGCGCGGGACCCATGGATCGGCCGCCGTCGCGGTGGCTGGCTGAAAGGACGGTAGCGGGATGGCCTGGACCCAGACGGACACCGACGCGCTCGAACGGGCGATCGCGGACGGCCGCGGCGCGCGGACGATCACCTTCTCGGACCAGAGCATCACCTTCGGCTCGATCCCCGAGATGCTGCAGCTCTTGGCGGCCATGAAGGCTGCGGTGGCCACGGCGGCCGGAACCTCGACCACGCGCTACGCGGCGTTCAGCAAGGGGGTCTGAGATGGCACGGTCCAACACGTTGCCGGTCCGCTGGCAGGTGGATCAGCTTCGGCGATCGTGGCTTGATCGAGCGATCGGCTTCCTCAGTCCACAGGCTGGCCTGCGCCGCATCCGCGCGCGGACTGCAGCCGAGATCCTCATCCGCCACTACGAGGGCGCCGCCTCCGGCCGGCGCACGCAAGGATGGAATCGCAGCCTCGCCGACGCGAACGCTGCCATGGGGCCATCCCTTTCCGCCCTCCGCGCTGCAGCCCGAGATCTGGTCCGCAACAACGGGCACGCGGAGAGCGCCATCACCACGATCTGCGATCATGTCGTCGGCTGGGGGATCGTCGCCAAGACGAAGCCGAAGAACGAGCGCGCGGCCAAGCTCTGGGAGGAGTGGGCCGGTACGACGGCCTGCGACGCGGACGGCCGACAAGACTTTGCTGGTCTCCAGCACCTCGTCATGCGGACGGTTGTCGAGTCGGGCGAGGTCCTCGTGCGCAGGCGGCTGCGTCAGCTCGATGACGGGCTGCCGATCCCTCTACAACTCCAAGTCCTCGAGCCGGACTTCATCGACACGACGAAGGTGGATCAGAGGCTTCCGAACGGCGGAAGCATCGTGCAGGGCATCGAGCGCGACGCGATCGGTCGGCGGGTCGCCTATTGGCTCTTCCGGGAACACCCGGGAGCATCGCTGTCCATGCTGAATGCGTCGGTGAGGGTGCCGGCCGAGAGCGTGCTCCACATCTATCGCCAGGACCGCGCTGGCCAGCTTCGGGGCGCGTCGTGGTTCGCGCCGGTGCTCCTGAAATTCAAGGACTTCGACGACTTCGATGACGCGACCCTGATGAAGCAAAAGGTCGCCGCCTGCCTTTCGGTGGTCACCACTGACGTGGACGGGACCGCGCCGCCGATCGGAACTGTGGATCCCGCGGAACCGACGATCGACAGCCTCGAACCGGGGGGCATTCTGAACCTCGCACCCGGCCGGAATGTCGAGGTCGTGCAGCCGCCCTCGGTTCGCGAGTATCCGGACTACATCCGCACGACGCTCCGCGCGATCGCGACCGGCCTCGGGGTCTCCTATGAGGACCTGACCGGGGACTACACGGCCACGAACTTCAGCTCGGCGCGCATGTCACGGCTCCGGCACTGGGCGCGGATTGAGGACTGGCGGTGGCGGATGCTGATCCCGCAGTTCTGCGATCCCGTCTGGGGCTGGGCGATGGAGGTGGCGGGGATCTTCGGGCTCCGAGATGCGCCTGCAGCGGCCTGGACGGCACCGCCGCTGCCGATGATCGATCCGTCCAACGAGGGGCTGGCATACAAGCGGAATATCCGGGCCGGGATCATGACGCTGCCGGAGGCAATCCGGGAACGGGGGCACAACCCGGAGGAAATGTTGGCCGAGTATGCCGCAGCCAACAAGATGCTCGACGATCTTGGAATCGTGCTTGATAGCGATGCACGGAAGACATCGGATGCCGGTCTTACGCAGGCGCGCCCGACAGGGACGGTGATCCCGAGCCCAGACGTTTCAGATGAGCCGACATCGGCGCCGACGCCCAAGCCAGCACCGCAGATGCCCGAGGACGACGACGAGGAGGACGACGCCGCATGAGCAGGAGGAACCGCATGGCGGTACGACCCGAGACGCTCGAGAACCCGGAGCGCGGGCTGAGCCTGGTGACGCGGGAACCCGCCGAGGTCGAGCCGGTCGAGGACTCGACAGCGGGCGACCACGCGGCCGTCGAGCTGCGGGCTCTCCGCGATCGAATCCAAGACCTGAAGGAGAGGCACCCCAAGGACACGATGC